TTGATCAACGTTTAGCCCGAGGTGATACGGAAAAAGGTGCAGAACGTGCAATTCAAGTTCGTAGACAACAGACAACAGAACGAAATAAATTAACAAAGGAAATTACAGAAGCACAGCAAAAAATTGCTAAACTTAATGAAGAACGAGCACCAATTGCTAGCCAATTGCGTAAAGTAGAAGCAGAAGTAGGACCAATCAAGTATATAGCAGCACTTATATACGGAGATAATCCAGATCAGGGAATTCTAGAACGAGCAGTACGTTGGGTTATTATTTTGATTGTTTTTGTATTTGATCCGCTAGCACTTGCGTTAGTACTTGCTGCAAATGCTAGCCGAAAATGGACTAAGGATGATGAAATTGTGATTGTACAAACAAATGCTGCGCCTCAGGTGGAAATGCCCAAGGTTACTCCCGAGGTTCATAGCCAACCGAAAGCCCCTGAAGCACCGCAGGGCGCAGCGCCTATCATTGCACAGGTGAAGAAGGCCGAAAGTCAGGAAATTAGCAAACCTTCCGAGGAACAATTGATTGCACCGCTACCAATTGTACGTGCGCCTGAGCCTGTTGCAATGTTACCTGAACCGGAAGAGGTGAGTGTCCAGGAAGCACCGTCGGAAGTTATCACCGCCGGAGTAACAACCGAGAAACCATTCAAAGACCTGCCCGGTGATTACGTCATTAGCGACGGAAAACAAATCCATCGCAATGCACTGAAGGAGTTACATCCAGAATACTTCAGAATTACCGCTGATTCGGCTAACCAATCAAATTCAAATTTTGGTACATTATTTCCAAGAACTGCAAACAAAGGCGACACGTTTGTTCGGGTTGATATGCTTCCAAATAAAGTTTATAAGTTTGATGGGACAAGATGGATCGAATTGATTAAAACTGAAACGACTCCAGAACTTCATGATGATTATATTCAATACCTTATTTCTAAAATAGATGCAGGTGAATACAATATAAGCTTGCTATCTGATAATGAAAAGAGTATAATCGAAGAATATCTAAAGAAATCATAACCCAATTAATCAAATATGAGCCAAGACGCTAAAATCAGCAGATGTTCTTTTTGTGGCAATCACAAAGACGTTGTTAAAAAATTAATAGTGGGAGAAGATGTAGCAATATGCAGCGATTGTATTGAATTGTGTACTCAGTTGATACTCGATGATACAGTAATCTCCACTATCGTAGAAACTGAAAAAAATAACGAGCGGTTTGATGCAAGCATCATCAAAGATTATTTAGATATGCATGTTATTGGACAAGCATCTGCTAAGATGGTTTTGAGTGTAGCTATCGCTAACCACTATAAACGTATCACATATCCCCCGAAAGATTTGGATATGCAAAAAGGAAACATTTTGTTAATCGGTCCTACAGGGACCGGTAAAACCCTTTTAGCTAAGACAGTGGCTAAGTATTTGAATGTACCATTTGTTGTAGCCGATGCTACAAGCTTAACAGAAGCGGGTTATGTCGGAGATGACGTTGAGAGCATGATTACTATGCTTCTTAATGCAGCCGGCGGCGACCCTAAAGTGGCAGAACGCGGCATCATTTTCATCGATGAAATTGACAAGATTGCTCGACGCGGAGAAAGCGCAAGCATCACACGCGATGTATCCGGAGAAGGAGTTCAACAGGCATTACTTAAACTGGTTGAGGGTACTGTTTGTCGTATTCCATCAGCAGGTGGTCGGAAGCATCCTAAAGGGGAAATGATAGAGATTAATACGAAGGACATCTTATTCATCGCCGGCGGCGCATTTGTGGGCCTGGAAGACATAATTCGATCACGCACAAAAGGCACGACTATGGGTTTCGGCGCTACCCTTAGTGGAGGATCCGGTGCATCAGAAAAATCACCTGTAGCAGATGTATTACCGGATGACCTAATGAAATTTGGAATGATTCCAGAATTTATCGGTCGCTTTACTACCACAGTTGGATTACTTGATTTGAAAAAAGAAGAATTATCCCAAGTGCTAACTGAAGTTAAAAATAATTATATTGTCCAATATCAATATATGTTTTCGATAGACGGAATAGAACTAACGTTTACTGATGGCGCCCTAGGTGAAATTGTTAATATTTGTCTCCGATTAAAAACCGGAGCGCGAGGTCTACATTCAGTATTAGAGAATACGTTACTCCCGCATATGTTCCATGTCAAGAAATATCAAAAATATAAAATGAAGAAACTGGAAATCACCAAAGAATTAGTAACAGATCCCAAATCCTGCCAAGAATTGTTCTAAATTGTTACCCTAAATAGTATATTTCTTTACATATTTCCTGTATTATAAATATATACATGAGATGCCGATGGTCGGGTCTCAGTTTAACGTCATTATTTGCTTAATAAAGGAGAAATAACATGACACGCACTTTATCACTACGGGCAGCCGATATACCTCAACTTCATAAATTCGGAATTGGTTTTGAACCAATGTTTGACGAACTATTGAGGGTCAGTAATCAACAAATCGCCACAAATTATCCACCATACAATATCGTTCAACATACCGAAGACGAATACACTATTAGTCTTGCAGTTGCTGGGTTTGGATACGAAGACCTAGAAATCACAAAAGAACGAAACATTCTAGCAGTAGAGGGTAATTTAATGGTTGAGGATGATTCAAATTATCTATACAAGGGCATTGGTGGAAGAAAATTCCGCAGAGAATTTAGATTAGCCGATGATGTCGAAATCACCGGTGCACATCTAAATCTAGGCATCTTGAGTATTAACTTAAAACGAGTTATTCCTGAAGATAAAAAGCCTAAGAAAATAGAAATCACTCATAAATAGTAATGTAGCTCGGGGGTGCCCAGCACCCTCGACTTACGATTTTAAAGAGGTATACAATGTCATCAGAAACTAAGTCAGAAACGACAGTTAAAATCAAACCCAATCTGTCTCTAAAAGAACCACCGCTATTCAAGATCATCTATATCAACGATGAGATTACTCCCATGAATTTCGTGATTGGTTCGTTGGTTGAGTATTTTGACTATAATGCTGATACCGCAATTGGTATCACAAAGAATATTCACGAAGCAGGTAGTGCAGTAGTAGCTATTCTGCCGTATGAAATCGCAGAACAGCGCGGAATCGAAGTAACTCTGGACGCAAGAGCCCAGGGATTCCCACTTCAAATCAAAGTAGAAGCCGAAGCCTAAACTTCCACTTCAATGCGTTTGGCCCAATACGGATTCTTGTCAAACGAAGGATTAGTAATGTAATGAACCCCGTTGATATTGGTATCAACAGATTTTTCGTATGTACCGTATGCCCAATGAGAAATTTTAGCTTCTGAGTCCAAATCTAGCATATGAGTAAGGGCCAATTCTGGTCTATACTTCACTATCTTGGGTACCTCACCAAAATACAGTTCTTTACTAGGAACTGAATTAGTCATTAGCAATATTTTAGTAACATCATTGTGTTTCTGTAATTTTTCAATAGATGTTTTCAAATAGACAAGATCATCATGTCTACCTACTTCAATCTTTCCTTCTGTCGCACCGTCTGTTGGAGCGGTATTTCCGCTCCATCCGTTGCATCCTAGAATAGCTATTCCATCTATAATAACAACCTGTTGTTGAAGTAGCACAACATTTCCAACTCGTTTACATAATAGAGATAATTCATAAATCCTATTAGGAATATCCGTGGCTTCTTGAAATTCAAGGGATCCGGTGGTATAGAATACCCCTTGATAAAACTTAGATAAGTGTTTTAGTGTGTTTCCTATTGTGCGAAGGTCATAGCTAACATTACCGGCAATAAGACAATACAAACTGGTTGCTTTTCCCTCCCAGCTAAATGGGTCACTGGGGGAGAGATATAGGTCGCTGATTAAATCAAACCCTATTTTCATTGATTATTTTAGGACTTTGGGTTTTCTAGGTTTTGATCTTACTGTTGATTTCCATACAGCCGGTTTTTTGGTCGCTTTTGCGGTCTTTTTAGAGGGAGCCTTGAATTTTATCGTAGGAGTAGTAGTATCCGGATCTAGCAATGCTAGGCGAGATAATGGAGGAACCGGGGTTGCATCTGGATCAAATTCGATTTCTTTGGATTTTTTAGGAAAGGCCGGCGCCATAGAAGAAAGGTCAAAATCAAGCTTATACGGGGCGACGGGTTGTTGGGGTTTGATATTTTCTTTTGGCCAAGCAAATTTCCACACTAATCCCACACATGCGATTAGAATAACTGCTAATATAATGAATTCCATTTTATAGGGCTCCTAATAAGTCCATATATGTATTTACTAAAAATCTGCCAAAGCAGCTTTTTCCTAAAACTGATAAATACTAGACTATGTCCAGATCAAGCAAACTCGGCAGGTTGATGAACGAAGACCTGCCAAGCATTAGCTATCAACGTAGAATGTTGTATCGAACCACCCCCAAGGAAGTATTGACCCTATTTAAAATATTGAACAGGGAAATCTTCAATAACAGGCTTCCTATCCCCAAATTTGAAGTAGTCAGCAATTGCAGAGAATATTGGGGATTTTGCGTGGGAACTGACTTTGACCTGGATGAGACAACAAAATCAAACTGTTTACTCCGAGTCTCGGATAAATGGTATTGCAAGCAATGGTTAATCACAATGCTAGCTCACGAAATGTGTCACCAATATCAATGGGATATTTACAGTGTACGCAGGCTTAAACGTGGATTACCCACAGTTCTAAGTCATGGTCCTAGTTTCTTCAAATACAAGAAAAAACTAGCGCGTTACGGGATACCATTAAGAGTTGGATTAAGCAGGGCAAACTGGTTCTCATACCAAGATTTTTTTAAGTGCTAATCCGCGATAAATACTAGTTATGCGCGAACTTATTGACTTATTTGAACCCTTAACCAAACCACTAATTGAAGGTAGCCGAGGTTTGTTATACCGATCGACCGGCGACAAATTCTTTAGGGGCGAACG